CGCATCGTATTCAACTAATATACCTTTACCAACTTCAGTTGGGTTTAATATTTTCAAATTCATCTTAAATGTTTTATCTATAAATATTAAACATTCTCAAATTGTGTCAATTCTTTGGTATATTTGGATTTTTTGGTTAAATAAAAATTAAAATATTCATTGTTTTTAAAATTATCTGTAAAAATTTTAGATGTAATATTAATTAATGAATTTTTTATTTCGTCATCTTTGAAATCAATACCCGGTTGGATAATGAAGAAATTAATTTCTAAATTCATAAATGATTTTTTTCCGTATTTTAGACCACTCGACCTTAAATCTAAGTCAACAATAAATTTAGTGTCAAATATTTTTTTGTTTAATGAATCATATATGGAATGTTTTATGGCTCTGCTCAGATTGAGAACTGTCCGGGTCCATTTATCACAATCGATAATTGGTTCCACCCAAGTTTGGATGTTTAAGTAAAGTGATTTTAATTCTACGGAATCAACTGTTCCATAAATAATCTTAGCGGTTTTGAATCCGGTAATGTTGGAGGTTTTCCCCTTTTTCATTAAATTTCATAATTTCCTGTTTATTTTCAATAAAAATAGAGGAAATATTTGTGGTAGTCAAAACTTTTTTGTAGGAATAAGATATATGTTATTATATGATAATAGTAAAATTAGATAAAAACACGACAATTGAGAGAGCTTTGAAACTTTATAAAAGTAAAGTTATCAAAACACGACAAAGTTCTGAATTGGTAAAAAGAAAAGAATTTAAGAAACCGTCTGTAATAAGAAGAGCGGAGATTGCCAAAGCCATCCACGTTCAAAAAAAGTATTATTCAGATAACGATTAAAGATTCTCGTTTAAACCTTTTAACTTAAAGTAAGATAACTTATCAAACTTCTCAGAAAGTACCTTAGTTAAGGTTTCATCAATTCTGCTCTTCACTGAATTATCATCAGATGAATCTTTCATATTGTTTAATTTCTCAACAACACTTTCTTTTAGAGTTATATATTTTTCAATTAGTAAGGAATTATCTTCTGACAATAGATTAATAAGTTCTTTTTTATCAGACTCATTTAATCCATCAATATAATTTTTAATAGTTTTGTTTGCAACACTTACCATAGTACTCAATGGTAATTCAATACCTTTAGTGGTTGTTATAGGTAATTTTCTAAGAGATTCCGAAATAATTTTTCTACTTTTAATTTTTGATTCAATAGTTAATATATCGCTAGATAATAAAGTATCAATATCAGTATAGTTACTTTCAACATTTTTATTTCCAACCCAAGCAACAATTTGATTAATATCTGATTGTTTTATTTTGTTTACGGTATTCTCGTAAATTTTAATACATTCATTGATATAATCATTACTGTAAGATTCGTTTAACCCTTTAGGGGTATTTAACTCATCATAAAGATAAAATATTTTTGCAACATTTTTATTCTCAATAACAAGTTTTTTGAATGTTTTTAATTCATCCTTAAATGTGTTGTTTTTGTATGATTCCAATAACACATTTTCTATTTTTGATTTTAATATACCGAATTTCATAATTTGTTTTTTAATATAAATATCAATCTTTTAGAAGTTTTCCTAATTGTTTCTCAATTTCCCCTAAAGAATTTTTTCCTCTAGATAAATCAATATATGAATCGTCCTCAGTCATTGACCCTATTTCTACCAATATTTTTAAGTTATCACGTTGTAATGTTTCAGGAATTGTTTCTTCTTCAGGTGCCGGTGCCGCTGGTGCCGGTGCTCCCGGTGCCTCTTCAGGTGTTCCACCTAATTCAGGTCCTCCTGGTGGTCCACCTAATTCAGGTCCACCACCTAAACTTGAAAAACTTCCTCCTCCACCACCTTCAGCAGGTGGAGGGGCTCCTGCTGTTGTTCCGGATGCAGGGTTTCCGTATAATTTATCAATATTATCAAAGATACCTGTATGAGTGATAATTGTTGCGGTATTAGTTAATTCAGCACCAACGGCTTTCTCAATTCTTTGTTGTTGTAAATCTAATTTGATTTCATCATCAGAGAATCCTAATACGTGTTTCTTAGCCCACGATACTGATACCGGAGCAATACCTTCAATCGCGGTAACAGCGTCTTTGTATAATAATATTTTTTCTTTCCAAAGGTCAACTTTTAATAAGTCCGCTTGAGAAGATGGGTTTGTTAATCCTAATGTAAAGTTTGATAATTCATCCTCAAATCCTAATAAGAATAAATGAATGATTGCGACTTTATTTAATTCGGCAATCATACATTTCTGTATTCTATTAATTGTTCTTGCAAAACGAATATCCATCAATGATAAATTTTTACCATCACCGGTTACTTCTTCAAACCCTAAAAACGCTTTAGGAACACGAAGAGCGGTTAATAATTTCTTTTGAATATATTCGATATCAGCAATCTCTGCTAAGTTCTGAGCTCCCGGTAATGTATCAATTGGTGATGTTGCCGCAGGGTCACGAACAGGAATAAAATAATCTTGGTCAACAGCCATTTGATTAAATCTCATATCCACGTTACCTGTTTTACCATCAACAACTTGGTCTCTTTTGAATTTGTTTGCAACACGTTGTACATATGCCTCAACATCTTTATCATCCATATTACCAACGAATACTTTAAATACACGTCTTTCAGGTGCTCTTGATGTTCTGTAAATTAACATAGCATCTTCGGATAATAATAATTGTTTCCAAATACGTCTTGCTTTTTCTAACATAGATGTTCCATAAGGAAGTTTTCTATCATCACCTAATAAACGGAAATGAGCAATCTCCCAAGAGTTGAACTCCATATCTTTTGCTTTCCATTTAAACCTTAAACCTTTATTTTCTATAGGTTCTTCAAGGTTTGCTGATTTTGCCGCCATACCTCTTTCCAAACGTTCAATTTCAATATTTGGTAATTGCATACAACCAATAATACCTTTTTCAGCATCTAATTTTAGGTACACAAAGTTATCACCATATTTACAAGTGTTTCTTGTCCACATAGGTAAGTTTGTATTAATATCTAAAACGTTGTTAAACAAATCGGCTAATATACCTTTAACTCTTTTTGATTCAGAATAAATCTGTAACATAAAACCATTTTGGTCAACCGTAGTTGACTCTTCACCATAGATATCCAACGCTGCCGATATTTCAGGAGTATATTCCATCGATTCATAATCGTAGAATGACGCTAGTCTTGTTGGTTCATAATAAACGGCTTGGGTATATAAATTACTTTCAATCTTAGTCCATTGATTGGCTAAATAGTAAGTTTGTTGGGCTTGTAATTTTTCTCTTTCGTATTCTGCTTGAGAAGTTGTTTTTAATAACTCCTTCTTATCTAATTTATAAACAGGGTAATCTTGACCTAATTGAGCATTAGGACCAAAGGCACTCGATAAACGTTGCCATACTGTCATATTATTATTTTGATTATTTTCCATATTAAAAATCTAAATCTTATTATCCTTTAATAAATACTTTGTTTTATTATATTGGACCTCCGCTATTAATATTCCAATTAAAATTGAAAACCACCTCCTCCATCAGTTATTGTCCAATTATATCTTCCATTTATTATGGACAACTTGGTAAACTAACAATAACTCCGTTAATAACTTGAACAATAGGGTCATTAAGAACGTCATCTCCAACAATATAATATCCTGTAGGGATTAAGTCACAGCTTGTACTTAAACTTGTAGAGTAAACATTTTGACCAATTGTTAAACTCGCAGCTTGATGTATCTGTCCACCAAAACTTCCTGTTCCAGTTTGCTGAGCGTTACACGCAGCGGTTAGACTACTGGTGAAATTAACACAAGGACCTGGAAGACCTCGACAAGACTTAAAAGAAAAATCTGTTAATCCAACAGGTCTTGCACAAGTTGGTGTTACAGTCGGAGTTACAGTGTTTGTTGGTGTTATAGTTGGAGTAACGGTTCTCGTAGGTGTTATACTTGGAGTTACAGTGTTTGTTGGTGTTATAGTCGGAGTTACAGTCTTTGTTGGTGTTGGTGTTTTAGTTATTGTTGGAGTTTGTGTTATAGTTGGAGTAACGGTTTTCGTAGGTGTTTGTGTAGGTGTTTGTGTTGGTGTTTGAGTAGGTGTTGTAGTAGGTATTGGACTTTTAGTTACCGATGGTGTTGGCGTTCTAGTTGGTATTGGTGTTCTAGTTGTTGTAACCGTAGGTGTTGGTGTTTGAGTAGGTGTTCTAGTAGGTATTGGTGTTCTAGTTACCGTTGGTGTTGGAGTTTGAGTTTTCGTTGGAGTTGGGGTTAAAGTTGAGGTATTTGTTGGTGTAACCGTTGGAGTTTTTGTGGGTGAAACACTTATGGTAGGTGTAATAGTTGGTGCAACAGTTTTTGTTGGGGTATTTGTAGGAGTATTTGTAGGAGTTTTTGTAGGAGTTTTTGTTGGTGTTGGTGTAATAAGTCTAAATTCACAAGTAA